TGCAGATGGTCGAGATTCTATCGCAACTGGAGCCAATTATGAGAGTGATGCTAAGTTACAAGAGGCAGTTGACAGGAAAAAACGTAAGGATGCTTATCAGTTTGGCGAAGGAGTTGTTCCAGAGTTTAGAGATGCCCCAGGAAATACTGGAGACCTTGGTAACTACGAGCAAATATCCGCTGATGGAACTAGAATAAACAAGGTTCCTCACGAAACTAAGAGAGCGCCCGGCAAAGAAGGAAGTGGTCAGTATACCTAGACCAAAGTGATTATATAATTAAAGCATTATAGGAGATAATATTATGGCTTTACCAAGAATAGAAACACCGATGTACAGTTTGAAACTGCCATCAGATAAGAAACGCAGTATAACATACAGGCCTTTCTTAGTAAAAGAAGAGAAAGTTCTCTTGACGGCAATGGAAGGAGCCAAAAATTTAAAAGGCGGTGAGTTCCAGAACGCTATACGAGAGGTTGTTCTAAGAGTAATTGAGAATTGTACTGACGGAAAAGTAGATGGAAGTAAATTGCCATCATTTGATGTTGATTATTTGTTCTTAAATATTAGAGCAAAAAGTAGAGGAGAAGTGATTGAACCATCCTTTACGTGTAATCAAGAGATTGATGGAAAGAAATGTGGACAAATAGACAAATATCCAATTCAGATTGATGAGATAAAGGTTAATTTTCCTGAGAAAGATTACTCAAAGGTAATGATAACGGATGATGTTGGAATGCAATTCAAATATATGTCCACTGAAGAGGTAGCAGTCCACGATGGAGAGTCCGATAATGTTGAAAAGATGTTCAAGATTATTATCGATTCAATAGATTTTATATTTGATGCCGAGAATGTTTATAAGGGCAAAGAGACATCCAAAGGAGAGTTAGTTCAATTTGTAGAGAATTTACACGGAGATGCGTTTGACCAGATTAAAGAATTTTTTGCTAACCAACCATCATTGAAACACGAGATTGACTATAAGTGTAGTAAATGTGGACATAAAGAACCAGTCACCCTGGAGGGGCTGGAGGATTTTTTCGGCTTTGCATAAGTTATGATACGTTAGTTAATCATTATAAGACTAACTTCCAACTTATGCAACACCACAATTATTCGCTGTACGATTTGGAAAATATGATGCCATACGAAAGAGAAATTTATGTTAAACTTCTTTCTGATTGGCTTCAAGAAGAAAAAGCAAGACACGATAGTAGACCTATGAGGGGATAAGGATAAGATATGGCTAGTACAATGGAAACTTGGGCGAAAGTAATGGCCGCTAAGGGCGTACTGAAGGGTGGTATCGAGGGTGCTAATAAACAAATGTCAAAATTTGGTGTCCAAGGCCGAGTTGATAAAATTACTGCCAAACAAGAAAAGGCAGAAGCGAAAAAGGCTCTTAAAATAAAGAAAGAGGCCAATAGAGCATTCTTACGTGAACACAATAGCCTTCTTCAGGCAATGTACGATAGAACTCACGGAATCAAAGAGACTACTAAAAAAGAAGAAGAAGCCGCGGACAAATATGTAGAAGAAGTCGATGAGGCTGTAGCGGCCGTAGATAAGGCTGGCGGAGATGGACCTAAACGTAAAAAAACTGGCGGTCGTCAGAAAGGCACTCTCAATAAACCTAAAGAAGATATTGCACCATCAAGTGGTGGAGTATCAGTTGAAGGCGAACAATTAGGGTTAGATGAAGCAACTGGCGGTCGTCAGAAAGGCACTCTCAATAAACCTAAAGAAGATATTGCACCATCAAGTGGTGGAGTATCAGTTGAAGGCGAACAATTAGGGTTAGATGAAGCAACTGCTATGTATGTTACCGATTCTGGATTGACGGCTCTTCTTGATATTCAAAGAGAAGAATTACAATTAGACAAAGAACGGTCACAAAGAGAAATCAAAGCAGAAAGACGGGCACTGGAAGACCGTAGAGATAAGAAAAAAGGAAGTTTGATGGGAGCAATGAAAGGCAGTCCATCTCTAAACAAAAAGGCCAAGCCATCCTGGATTGCTGAAATAGGCAAAAACTTATTGAGTCTTGGAACAAAATACTTATTACCAATAGTCACATCCACAGCAGGTCTTATAGGTCTTAAAAAATTCCTGCAGGGTGCTAATAATGCCGATGAGATTGTTAATGCTACCAATAAAATAGATGAATTGGCAAAAGGCGTATCAAAGATTACTCCACATATTGATGATGGATTAAGGGCTGGTGTTAAAGCAACTAATATGGTTAATTATGCCGATGACCTTGCGTCAATAGGAAAGAAATTTGATGATGTAGCAAAAACAACACAACTAATGAATAAGGCGCACCTTGCAGATGATTTCGCAGGGCTGGCAAAGCAAATTGATAATGTGCCAACTGGTTTAGCCAAAACATCACAACTGGTCAATTATGCCGATGATTTTGGTAGAATACCTGGCCAAGTTTCAAGTGCTACATCTAATTTAGCCAGAAGCAATCAAATTCTCACTCACGTTGACGATTTTGGTAGAATACCAGGCCAAGTAACAGGTGCAATAGACGGTGCTACAGACCTCGCAAGAGCGGGTACATATGTAGACGATTTTGGTAAAATACCAAACCAAATTAAAACAGGTACATTAGCCGTTCAAAGTACATTAGAGGCGGGTGTAAAATCGAGCAACGTAGGAAAATTATCTACAGCAATAGATGGTCTCTCTGATGCTTCAAGGACTATATCAACCACAATCTCTGGCACTGCTGGTAAAATTGATAATGTCGCTGTAGGAGTACAAGGAGTTTCAGGAAAATTATCTGCTATGGATGACTTTGCTAGACTTGCCGCTGGTAAAGCCGATGATGCGGCCAGAGCCGCGACACTTGCTCGTAATATTGCTCAAGGCGTACCCACAACGAATCCAACTGCAGGCGTAGGTGTCATAGATGATGTTGTAGATGCAGGCGCTAGTACGACAAGAGCCATAACCGCAGGTGCCGATGCTACTGGTGATGCGGCCAGAGTCGCTGCCCAAAATGCTGAAGAACTCGCAAAGACACTTAAATTAGGTGCTAAAACAGGTACTGGGCTTTTAGGTAGATTTGCTAAGATACTAACTCCGTTAGATATTTTCAATAAAATGGGTCAAGGGCAAACACTCTTTGAATCAATTGCTAATATGGGAGTAGAACTTAGTTCAATGGCTGTCGGTGGTACAGATTGGGCCGCAGAAGGATTACAGAAGTTAACTGGTTTAGGCAGTGGTGAAGGATTTATAAAAGAAGGTGCCTGGGGTGATTCCTCAAGAGCCCTTGAAGTTGGTGATGTGATGGGCAATAAAGATAAATGGCAGACTTCTTATCTCGAACAAGGAATAAATTCAGCGATTGCGTGGGGTACAGGCACAGAAAAGACCGAGAACGCTAAAACTTGGACAGCAGAACAAGAGGAACTGGCCAAGGCCGCAGACGCTGGAGGGGCAGTCAACGTTGGATATGGACGAGGCGAGATTGATGATTTAGAAAAACTTACACTATTGGACCCGAAATCACTACAAGCACTTCTTGACTATGAAGTTTGGTCAGATAAAGATATGAAGATGCTTGAGGACCTTAAGAGAGCCAAAGAACAAGGCGTATCAGTTAAGTATAATGATAATGGATTTTGGGGTAAAGAAGGTGTTGATTTTGGTCCAGGAATGACGAACGGTAGCCCCACAAATAATGTAGGTGGTGGCAGACAAGCAGAACTAGAACGACTATCTGGAGAAATGCAAGGCGCAAGGTCTGATGAGGCTTATAGAGCCTTTGAAAATGAGTTTATGAAAGTAAAGGCTATGACGCCAGCAGAATTTGATGCTCTTACTCCAAATGCTGAACTACAAGATACTATGAATGCGGCCGCAGTTAATCCAGGTTCTATATTTACTCACGATATGCACGTAGAAAAAGCATTCCAGAACTTTACTGGAGGCAAAACACTTGGCTCACTAGAGGCTATTCCAGCAGGTTATTTAGACCAAGCAACTGTTACCGCGGCAATGAGAGACAATAAATCAGGTTCAGGCGCCCAAATCTTGACCAATGCTCCACATACAAGTATAGATAATAGTACAAAACAAGTTATTAATCCTGGTTCTACTGCACACGCACCGGCACAACCTTCGGGTAGCGGTCATATGGGCATTAGCACTCCAAGAGGATAACTTTTATTATAAATATACTATAATGGAGAGATTTAAAACATTTTTAGATGAAAGACCCATTTTAAACGCCAAGAAGGCGGTGCCAGATAGTGCTCCGACTTTGAAGAAACTAGCAAATGGAGTTTTTGGACAGAAAATTAAAGCAATGTCATCGTCAGAGCGTGCCGAATTGACAACTATTCTTCAGAAATTGATGGATATATTGCACACCAAATAAAGGGACCGTAATGAAAAATGAAGAAGAAGTAATAAAAGAGGAAGTGAGCCTCGTAGAAGAAACTCATAATGATAATATCGGCACTGCTGATTTCAGTTTTAACTCTCTAGTTAAAGCGTTTGAAGAATTGCCAACATTATCTCTAGCAAGAGAAGTATCATCCGTCGTTCCGATGAAATATTCAACGGGACAGATAGTTAATATTCGCAGGCAAGGGAGTACTAATTCCTTTGAAACTGTAGTTGCTAATTTGACAATAAACACTGCCACTACTAATCCAATCCAAACTGGTATTTCAGTAGAAGTAATACAAGATTTACAGAATCAGTATGGAATCGATGGATATAAGATAGCGGCCAATTTGTTAAGAGGTATTGCTGATAATGACGAAAACACTGCGTTTTTGGCCTTCTTGTCAGCCAACTCTCTAGCGACCCCCGTACTTACTTTGTCAGACGCCACTTCGGCAGAAACATCACTATTTGAAATTACTCAACGTGTTCAGGAACTTGTTATCAAGATGAACACTCCTAGTTTCAGAACTTTTGATGCTTTTGTTGTTCTTCCGTACAAGAACGCCGCAAGTATTTCGGCACTTAGTTCTTATGTTCGTGAGAAAGAATTAACCGAAGAAAGACTAATAGTTAATAAAATCGGCAAGACAAAGTATTACGTTAATCCTGACGTTGCGGCGACAGAAGCCTATGTTGGCTTGTCAGACCACGACAAGAATAGTCTTGGTGCGAGTTCAGTTATTATGGGAACTTTTCCACAAGAACTGCTAAGGTCAGGAGTTCAAGGGACTTTCCAACAGAATGTTGGACTCTTGAATCGATATGCAACTGCCGTTAACCCATTAAGCACCGCTGGTGCTGAAATGTTAATGTCTTTTGTAGTAGCATAATGTACCCAGTTTACGTAGCGATTGCGCCATTCGTGTAATATTTCGCTACCTTAGGGCACAGTCATTAAAAGGGTATCACTTCGGTGATGCCCTTTTTTTATACTAAAAAAGGGAGCCCCTAAAGGCTCCCTTTTCGTTTCGAGAATGAATCCTGACGGACTATGCTTCGGCTAACTTGCTGAAGTAACTCATAGTATCATCTTCATCCACATCCTCAGTTGCGCCTTCAACAAACGGACTTTCGTCAGAAGCGATTTCTGACACCGTTCTTTGAGGTGCTGATACTGATTCGGCAGTGAAGGATGAAGTATCCGCAGAAGCGCCGATTACTCGGGCGAACTTCTTCTTCAACTCATCATAAGATTTAAACTTATCTTCAGCAATCTCGGCATCCAGTGAATAGAGTCCGTTATATAACGTCTCCATTTCTTCTTCACTTTCTAACCATTGAGATGGCTCTTCAAAGCCAGACTTGTCATACTTCACGAAGCCATCTGCTTTGCGGGCCTTCAGTTTGAAGTTAGAACCGTTAAATAGATTAAACACATTAACGGGACTTTCATCTTCAAATTCAGGTGCACCAGCGGCCTGTATCATATCGAAAATAGACTTACCATACTTGAAGAGGAATACTTTCCCTTCATTTTCTGGATGTGCTGGGTCTTGAACAACATAGATGTTCGAGATATACTGGAGTCTCCTCTTTCTGTCTCGTGCAATCTGTTTGTTGCTATCGATACCAGAATTCCACAACTCGGAATTGGCTTCAGAAACTGGGTCCTGATTACCAATAGTTGTGAGAGAATTCTCGATATACCAGCCACCTTTACCTTTGAAACCGTGAGAGTAGATTTTCACGAATGGAAAATCTTCTTTTTCCGGGGAATCAAGGAATCGGATAATTGCATACCCGTTGCTTGATTTATCACGTTCCAACTTCCAGTAACGGTCGTCTACGTATGACTGTTTTGCACCGCCACCGGCGGCACTCAACTTGTCCATCATTGATTCTACGTCCTTTTTAGATTTAGAACGCTTTTTCAGAGCGGCAAAACTCATAATACTTCTCCTATTGTTTTGTTTAGATTAAAGGTGTGACCACACTATGCAGTCACTTACCTAGTTATTCTAGTTTTTTAAAAGCCTACGCTTTAGCACTCGGTTCAGCAACTACCTTTAAATCAGGATTGCCTTTACCGTTTGTGGGAGGTGTTCCCTCTGTAGGTGGAGTACTGTTACGTACACCAGATACTGGCTCAGGTGCTTCTGGGCCATCCATCACCGACTTAATCGCTTGAGCAAAACCTGCTCTCGCCATTTCAAGTCGTTGAACTTCCTTGTCAATCGAAACAAGATGCTCGATTGCAATCTTTGCCACGTTAGGCAAAGAATCCACATCAAAGTCTGCTCCGTCGATTCGTACAGTATTTTTCTGTACTATTTTTTCTTTATCATCAGCCATAATCTACTTTTCTCCAGTTGTATTAATTCTAATTGTATTTATAAGCGTTATTATACACTATCTACCACCACTTGTCAACCCTTTTTTAACATTATTTCAATGTTTTTTGCATATTTCTGCACTTCTAATTGGGCGTGACTATCCGTCCTTAGGGCAATGAGCCTATTATAGGCATCTAATGATGCTGTTTCCACAAACTCTGTATACATCGATTGTGGCAATAAACTCCTTGCCTGCTCTGGACAAATTCTCTCTTCTTCTATCAATTCGTTATATTTCGATTGGACTCCATAGGTTGCGTCTGCTACCCATCCGTGCATATCTTTAGAATACTCGTGTACCTCAGTACTGGAACCCTGCTTGACATTATCTGCCTGAAGTCTCCACTCGTGAGGAATAAAGAAATCTGGAGTATGGGAAACATATCGTCTTGATACTTCGTTTCTCGTGAACCCAATTTGATGTTTGTACCATTGTCTCGCAACAAAAATAGGCATTTTAATTCTGAACTGGGCCACTTGTAGTTTTTCAGGTGCCCATCCAAGACCACTAAATAGTTCCGTTTTGTTCCACCAAGGGTCATTTGGCTTAGACAACATTGCTGTCCAATCATTGACCAGATGCTTATCGACAGTATGACCTTTGACATTAAATGCCATAAGCGATAGCGTATTAGAATTCCACATCCGTTCAGATAGAACATTATGCTTTATGAAGGCATATAGCGAACCCCTTTCATAGAAATGAACCATACCTTCAGCGGGCAAATGAAGATTCATTTCAATAATGGCTCGTACAAATTGTTCATCCTGCGATTTAGAACACCAGACTAGATAGTCTGCTACACTCATTTTCCTCTCAAGTAAATATTGAGAGTGCGAAAACGGTGTCCAGTGTTTATGTTTCGCCAGATAGTTGATAAGGCCAGTGTCTTTATCTGTTAACTTTTGTGTTGATTTCCCCATAGAAACTCGGGCGGAATTAACAACTTGTAAGTCAGACGGAGCCACTGGAAGAAGTTCTATTGAACTAATTCCATCTCCAAGAGGGTCACATTTTCTCATTTTTTACCTGCCAAATATTGTGGTTGGGCCTTTACTTTCAGCCATTTGCATATTCGTTTCAACATCTTTTTCATCATTTAATATACTCCTGATTTGTTCTTCCACCCATCCACTCCCAGAGCGACCACCCCCACCTATCATCGACCTTGTGAAAGTCTGGTTTATTATCTACACGATAACAGATATCTCCAAGGTTCAATTTAATCTCACCCTCTCTAGGCGTTGATGTACAGCCATAATCTGTTTCTCTAATTGTGTAAGCGTATCCTTTTACAGATACGTGGCCTGGTACTTCATTAACCTCTACTGTTGCTGTGCCTATCATTCCTGCTAGAATTGTTTCAAGTAACATCGTTTACTGGTACGTGTCCTTCCTGCAATAATTGTTTAGTTTGTTCAGTTGCGTTAAGCATATCAATTAACATATCATAATCTTTCCGTGCTTCGTGTACAGAACCATATGTCAATGTCTGGTCTACTACAACTCCGTCTAGTTCAAATTTAATTACTAATTCCTCACCTCCAGGATATGTCATTCCCTTTAAGGTCTTTCTCGTTAGATTGAGGTCAGTCGTTTGCTGGTCATTTAGTGTTGGCATCAAATATCTCCTTCATAATTTTAGTGTATTTTCCACTATTTAGATTTAAAAATTCTGCGTATCTATTATATCTATATTGCTCTGATGGAAAGATATATGAGTCTTTTATCTGCTTAGATATCTTCTGGCTGAATCCCAGAATCTTATCCATAATAATATAACTCTCTACCTCAATCATCTTTTGCTGAACGAAACGAAATATAATAGGATGTTCGCCATCTTCGACTTCAAACAATCTATCAAATCCTAATCCTCGTACTATTAGGAAATCATTCACTTCTTTCAGGTCCTCCTCAAATATATAACTTAACGATTGTACTCGTTTTTGCCAGTGATGATACACATCCTCCGACTCTTTCGAGTGCAAGTCTCCTATCCAGACTTCATCTCCGCCATAGTGAGCAAAATTGGCCACATAATATTGGAGTAAGTCTTTACTCTTCCGCTTCCCTAACGCTTCAAAAAAGTATCTATCGCTACGACTTTCATATGCTTTGACGGTTATATTGTTTAATTTACCGTTGTATTTAACATAGTTATAGTCGTTTTGTAAACTGAAATGTTGCTTTAGAGAAACATATAATTGATATGCTTCAAATCCAGTCACAAGGGCAATACACTCCCTTTCTCTTCATCGTCTTTAATAACATTGTTCGCAACCGCTTCCTTTGTTACTTTCTCAAGGAATGCTGGTGAGATTAACTTTGCTACTTGCTTTGGTTCCAACTGGTGTTCAGTCATATATTCAACCATACAATCAACATATGATAATCCTGCCTGCATTCGCTCTTCGATTAAAACTTGGAACGCTTGTTGCTTATTCACTTTTCTCATAATTTATAATTTCCTTTCGGATTCCACCAATTGGGTCATCAATTTTCACATCACATATATCTTGTTAGGGTACTTTCAATTTTATTTAAATCTGTATATAATACTGCCTTATTGTTTTTACTATCTCCATTATATTTTGTTTTATATGCGTGGCAATTTCTACAAAGTGTTTGTATATTATCAGGAACATTATTCCACTTATCAGAATCTATATGGTCCATTTCTAACATACAAGTATCTTCAATTTTTGCTTCACATACAATACCTAATCTTCCCTCTGTATTCTCACAATAAGTTTTCTTATGTGGTATAACACCAGGTCTATTACGAAATCCACCGTGGCATTTATAACACTCCGCTCTAATATCATATGTACCGTTTTTATTTATCCTTCTTGTCTGTACAACTCTTCCACATCCTTCGTTGATACAGATTGGTCTAAATTCTTTATAATGATTTTTCTTTATCAATTTCATAATTTATAGTTTCCTTTCCCTGGAATTACATTTCTAATTCCTCCAACTGGGTCCTCTACGTCACCCCATCGTCTTGGTATCATATGACAATGTGCGTGAGGTACTGTTTGGCCTGCGGCTGTCCCAGAATTGAAGCCGATGTTAAATCCTTCAATAGATTCATCGTTAGATATCAGGTGTTTTTTTAGTCTGTTTAGAATGCGGATAAGCGCCAACATTTCATCACCATATAATTCAAATGGGTTATCGATATGTCGGAGGGGGATAACAAGGATATGATTTTCTGTGACTGGATACTGGTCGTAGACTGCTATCCATTCGTCATTGAATCCAACTGTTATGTCGTCCCTACGTTGATTGGGACCATACATAAGGTCACAAAATGGGCAGGGTGGTTTATCAGGCAATAGGGCCGAGAAAAAATCATTTTCATTCATCATATAATCATTATAACACAAAAAGGGTTAACGGTCAAGTAGTTCTTTGCATATTTTTTCTCTATCTTCAAAACTTGTGTCTGTCTCCCAACCCTTGATTTCTGCTAGGGTTCTCTTACAGGTCACACAAGCGGTCATCGCTTCATTCATTTTACAATGTGGGTCATCCTTTCCAACGCAAGGCGATTCTGCCACGCATTGGGAAATAAATTTTGTTATTGATGCTTCGCTCATATTAGGTCTCCAACCGCTTTAATGCTTTCTTCAGAAGTGTATGCACGGTATCGCTATTCCATCCAAACGTATCGATATACTCACATAGGATTGGGCACTCTTCTTGGGTTATTTTCTTATACTCTCGTAAACGGGCATAGGCCGCCATATACGTATATCTCTTCAGTAAATCTAGAGCCACGTCATTGGCATAGGCGTCAATCTCATCTGGGTCGCTTAGATAAACAATACGCTTATCTTCCTCACTTAGATGGTCATCATAAATTGGATAACTCTCACCGCCTTTAACTATAAATCGTTTCCGACTTTGGTCTCGATGTATCATTTCGTGTGCGATAGTTTGTTCCACTTGATGTGCTAAAAATTGCCAGTCTGTATTATTTATGCAAATGGGCTGGTCCTCAGAGTGCATTATCAACTGGAGTTCGATATTAATCAGGTCGATTGGGTCGTCAAATTCTTCAAAATCCCACTCCTGAGCCTCAAAAAACCCACTAGATGTGATTTGGTTTTCACCGATTTCATCTAGTGGGTAAGTTGTAACTTCAACTCCAAGGTCTTCAAATTGTTCCGTGAAAATGACCTTGATTTCGTCTGCGTAACGTGGTGTGTTAATCATCTGTGGTGCAATATTCATCAATCTTGTCTTAATTTGAGCATCATTTTTATTAAGTAACATCTTCACCTCACTTTCATACACATTATATCATCGCACCTACCAAAAGTCAAGTATTTTTTCGATTAATTTTCGTCTCCGTGGTCGGACCGAGGCACGAAATTATACTCAATATGAGCGGTTCTCCTAGTTGCCTCTATGCTGATATCTTGGAATTTGAATGACGATGGAGACTTAACGATTTCAAACACATATTCTGCCTTATCCTCCAAGACCGCATTTGACGCCGCCTCATAGTCAAATTTCTTCCAGATATCTTCGTGGAAATAGTAGAGTTTCCTGCCTTTTTCAAGCGTTTCATATAATTGATTCCCAATACTAACCGACATTATTGCCTCCCATTGATAAACATTCGCCATTGGCGACACAATCTCCATACCCAGATTCATAATCTTTGTAATATGTTTCCCAATTATAGGCTCCGTGGGCAGGTTTCTTCTGCATAGTCTCATTCCCTTCGGCTGCCACCCAGCCTGCTACATAGAACTTTGACTTGGTGCGTAGATATTCTTCTCTATTGCTTGCCTTTACTAACATATACTTCCTCGCTTGTGATAATACTACTATTATACACGAATATGGCAACAATGTCAACCCCTTTTTTCAAATTAATCTTGCGTCCAGGGCCTTTTGATGAATTGGCCCACGCCTTGGACCTCTCTAGTACCAGACTCTTCTTCTTCCTCGAATAGAATCATAGTAATGAGACTATAAATTGCCATATCCATTAGAGTGTCCTTAATGGATTCTTCCTTATATTTGAACTCACCCTTCTTAATAAAGTTACTGATTCGGGCATACTTATCGCCCATACGGACTACAGAACCTTGCCACGCTGGAATGCCAGATAGTGCCGACAATCTAAAATTGGCAAAGATATCATCATTTGCACCATAATCGTGTTGTTTCTTATCGTGCAATTCTTTTATTTCCGCTAGGATTTCGTGAAACCTTCGGCTTTGTTCAGACATCATTAAACTCCTTTGGAACAGTTATCGTTATGTTGAATGTTTATAATTGAGGCAGGATTCATCAATAATTGATTTTCCTGATGTAGTAACTGCATTTCATTTAGGGTATCGGTGAAATCTCGCTCGTGATACTCTACTGCAATTTGCCGTATCATCTTCCTGGTAAGACTGTATTTCTCGCTTAGATGCTTTTCTATTGTCTGCACATCTAGGCACAAATCATCAATCTTCCTTAATAGGTTGGAGATTTCCGCTAGGGGGTATTCGAGTTTTTCCACTTCGAGTGGTATATAATTTCTATCTTGTTGCTCACTGGTCATAATCATTTCCTTCGTCTGAAAAGTTTTCATACCAAGATTCCATCCCTGGTTGCATACCTTCACAATCAATTTTCACTGTCAATTCTACTCTGGCTCGGTCTTTAATAACTGGGTCGACCGCAAGAACTAGACAGCATTTCTTACAAACAACATCCATTTTATCCCACGTCATTGACGTTGCAATGGAGGGAAGCAAATTAATTGCTTGATGTTGGGCACCACTCTGGTGGGGATGAGAGACTTTGAAGTCAACTCTATCTCCACAAGACGGACAATACACCATTACTGTGTCTTGTTCTGGCTCCTTGTTCTGTGCTTCTGCATAATCTGATGGATGAATAAAATGTCCCTCTAACATAATAACTCCTTTCGTGATTAATGTTCAGCCGTTAATTCTAAAATCTCCTCTGCTCCTTGATAACCAAAGTATAGTGCCAAGCAAATAAAGAAATACTTACTGTATTGAAACACTGCTTTGGTAGGTACCTTCTCGATACCGTGTTTCATTATCTGATAAACTCTGAATAATATTAATAGTCCTGCAACTCCACCAATGAATATTGGTAATTGGTCTGTGGCTGTGCTTGAGAATAGGGCCGCATAAAACAGAACTATCTCAAATCCTTCCCGAAGTATAGCGATGGTGACTGCTAGAGTGAGGGCCAAGGATGACCATATACTCACATCTATAGGACTTAATTTAGATACAATATCTTCTTGAAAGTGATTGTATGCACCGTGGCACCAGACTGCTAGATAACCTAATACACCAGCGGCCAATAGCATCGTGCCTGCTTCAAAATATTCTTCGTGGTCGTGTGTGAGGCCTGCAATGAATTTGAATCCCATTGCAACTCCTATTGATAATATGACACCAGCCCCTATACCGTACCATACCCATTTGTCTTTATCTTGTGTGCGAAATCTCCGCAAATACGTGAAGATTAACATCACGATTAACATTGCCTCAAAACCTTCTCTCAATATTATAAAGAGACTCCCCATAAATGGGGCTAATATTTCATTGGTCATACTTTTCCTTTTCTATTTACAACTTACCTAGGTATTTAGTAATCATTATAATTATAACAGCCCATCCAGCACAGGTCAAGACAATACTCCACTTAAATGTCTTGAAGAATCCACCATTTTCTTCATCAATATTTTGTGCTTTCTGGTCGTAGTAATCTGTCACCTTTTCAGAGCCCCATACTTTTCTCATATTTTTCTCCTACATTATACACTACAATGGTGCGGTTGTCAATGAAGAAATTGGGACTAGAATGCCCCTAGATGTATCATTGTCTCCACCTTGTACTTTTGCCTTCCTGTGTTGTAAGACGGTCTCCTTCATATCAGCCACTGTACGGGTGATATTAAAACAGAACTTATTATCTTTATAGAAATTCACGCTCCAGTATTTTGCCTGTGTAGTACATATGCCAGAAGGCTTTCCTCGTGATTCTGTTTCCACGAAATGATTACCAGTTCTGGTCCAGATATCTCTCTCACTCTTGACTTCTGTTTTATCTCCCGCTACTATGTCGGCGACTTGATTCTCGCCGACTTGACCCCATTTGAGGTCATATCTAAAATCTGCATTATGGTCCATAACTAAAACATTCTCCACGGTAATATAGTATATCCCACTAGACCAAATATATATTCAAACACACATATTATCACCAGTCCTGCGCCAATTTGCCAAGCCCAGTATTTCCATCCAGTGAGGGAATCAGCCCACGCACGAATGCGAGAGTTCTCTGCTTTCTCCATCAACTTATAACGATTCGCTAGATTCTTTGCCCATCCTCCTGTCAACCAAGAGATGATAGCAATCATCTGCTTAAAGGGCCACCAGATTATTTTAAGAATATTATGGACCATATTTTACCAGTTTCGCTTTTTCCATTTCCAGATATTCTTCGTTCAAACGGTTATTCTCGTCAACGAAAAACATTGAGAGAAAATTGGCCATAAGACCAATTGCGGCAAAGCCGACTATTACATACGCTATTAAGATTTCCATAACTTACTCCTTAAATAGTTAATTTATCAATCTAACGTCTATTATACAGATATTTAGGGGCTTTGTCAACCCTTTTTTAGTGTTTTTTTACAATTTTCTTCTATATAAATAGTTATAAAGAGGAGTATGTAAAAATATGTTTGGAATACCATTAGAAGTCATATCAATGATTGCATCCACTATTCTTGGTGGATATATGAAAATGAAGGCAGACGCCAGAGAGGATGAGCACCACAGGTCGATGCTAACACTCAAATTGTTGAAGGTGGAAGAATCAAGTAGGAAGTCGGCAAGGCAACTACAAACTAAGTCCGCTAAGTGGGCGAGGAAGTTTATTGTAGTATGTTTAATGACTATGGCTATGTTTATCTTGGCCGCACCTATGATATTTAATGAACCAACAAATGTATTGTATGAAGTTACTCACGGATTTAAATTATGGCTATTCGACTTTACGTGGAAGAGCCAAGAGTGGAAGACTCTGACAGGAATTGTTACTCCTGACTGGTTACCATTCGCAATAATGAACGTGCTAGGTTTCTATTTTGGAACTGCGGCCGTAACAAGACGAAACTAGAGGAGAGATAATGTATGATTTGATGATTCAATATTGGCAATTTACCCTGGTCGGAGTGATAGTGGCCATTGCGGCCTTACTCACCTGGATAATGGGAAGAAGTTTAGCATCGGAAGTAAGAGGCATTCAATTTTCTATTAAAGAAATGCCTGAAATGAAACCGATTCCGATTAAAACTTATGGAGCGGGATTTTGGAAAGGTATATGGATATGGTTGACTGTGACACGAAAGTGGGAGTTGACTAAAGATTTTATATATAAGATTGATAGACGTTTATACGTTATTCCAAAAGGATTTATATTTGACGGAGCATCCGTCCCTAAGTTCTTTAGGAGTTGGTTATCTCCTATGGGAGTTCTACTAATTGGGGGCCTTGTCCACGATTATGGATATAAGTACGAAACTCTAATGTATACTAATCTAAAGAATACAGTCGGAGTTAAAGACCAAAAATGGATGGACGAGACTTTTAGAGACATCAATATTAATGTAAATGGATTCTTTGTGATGAATTACTTGGCTTATTATGCACTGCGTTTAGGTGGATGGCTAGCCTGGAATAAACATCGAAAGAACAACTTACGTTGGGAGGACTCAATCCATAACAGATGAGTAAGCAATCACGCCAAAAGATGCGGCGTAGAAAGAGGAAAGCACTACGCCAGGAACAACTGATGTTCACGAATAGGAATAATGATGATGATGATGATGAG